AGAGCACGCCTTTAGAGATGAAACAAAAAACAGTATATTTAATTTAGCTAAAATATACGAGCAGATAGATTACAACGAAGATCTAAAAAATTCCAACGTGATAACCACAGGTAGTTTTAGTTGGGAAAACGGAATAAAGGATTCTAAAGTTAGGTTTACACCTAATCCAAACGGTAGATTTAAGATATCTTGGGTACCTGGAGTTGCTTTACAGAATAAACAAGTAATTAAGAACAATATAAAAAGCCCAGGTAATGAGCACATGGGAGCCTTTGGTTGTGATAGTTATGATATATCAGGAACTACCGATGGAAGAGGTTCTAAAGGAGCTTTGCACGGTTTAACTAAGTTTAGTTTGGAAGATCATCCGCCTAATACTTTTTTCTTAGAATATGTGGCTAGACCACAAACAGCTGAGATTTTTTTTGAGGATGTACTTATGGCTTGTGTTTTTTACGGCATGCCTTTATTATGTGAGAATAATAAACCAAGATTACTTTACTATTTTAAAAGAAGAGGTTATAGGGGTTATTCAATGAATAGACCTGATAAGTTGTGGAATAAGTTATCTGTAACAGAAAGAGAAATAGGTGGAATACCAAACTCTAGTGAAGATATAAAACAAGCTCACGCTGCAGCAATAGAATCTTACATAGATCAACATGTAGGTTTAAAAAATGACGGGCAATATGGTACAATGTACTTTAATGAAACTTTAAACGATTGGTCAAAGTTTGACATAAACAAAAGAACGAAGTTTGATGCTGCTATAAGTTCTGGACTTGCTATCATGGCATGCAATAGAAATTTATACCGTCCCATACCTCAACAAGATAAAAGAAAATTAAATTTAAGAATAGCTAAATACACCAATTCAGGTGCGTTTTCCAAAATAATAGAAAAATAAAAATATGGCTGAGTCAGTTATAACAAGTTATTTTCCGAGCCAAATAGCAAGCGACGAAGAAAAGATATCCTTAGATTATGGAACATCTATTGGTAGAGCTATAGAGAACGAGTGGTTCAATACAGATAGTGGAATAGGTAGGTTTAAAAGTAACCAAACTACTTTCCACAACCTTAGACTATACGCTAGAGGTGAGCAAGGAATACAAAAATACAAAGATGAATTATCTATTAACGGTGATTTATCTTATTTAAACTTAGACTGGAAACCTGTACCGGTAATTCCTAAATTTGTGGACATAGTAGTAAACGGAATGTCAGAAAGAACTTTTGATATAAAAGCTTACTCTCAAGATCCTTATGGAGTTGACAAACGTACAAGGTACATGGAGTCTATAATAAGGGATATGCAAACAAAAGAACTAAATGAGTTTGCAGCAGAGGAATTTGGAGTTAATCTATTTGAAACACCTCAAGAAACTTTACCTAAGAATAAAGAAGAGTTAGACTTGCACATGCAGTTAAGCTACAAGCAGCAGGTTGAAATAGCTGAAGAACAAGCTTTAAATGTTTTATTGCAGGGAAATAAATATGATTTAACAAAAAGAAGATGTAACTACGATTTAACTACCATCGGAATAGGTGCTGTTAAAAATAGATTCTCTAAAGCAGAAGGTGTTAAGATTGAATACGTTGATCCTGTAAATTTAGTATGGTCATATACTGAGTCACCTTATTTTGATGATATATATTATGTAGGAGAAATTAAAAGAGTTCATTTGAACGAGCTTAAAAAACAATTTCCAGAACTTACAAATGAAGACTTATCTCAGATAGCAGGTCAATCTACTAGTAATAATGGTTTCTATGACCGTACATTAGCTAACTCAGACGAAGACGATTCTAATACAGTGCAGGTATTGTATTTTAATTACAAGACATTCGCTAATGATGTTTATAAAGTAAAAGAAACTGCTACAGGAGCTGCTAAAACTATTCCTAAAAGTGATACTTTTAATCCTCCGCCAGAATTAATGGAAGAGCACGGTATATCAAAAGTGTCACAATCTTTAGAGGTTTTATACGAAGGTGTAAAAATTTTAGGAGGTAAGATGCTTAAATGGGAAATGGCTAAAAATATGGTAAGGCCAAAGAGCGACTATACGAAGGTTAAAATGAATTATAGTATAGTAGCACCTAGAATGTACAGAGGTCGAATAGAGAGCATTGTATCGCGTATAACAGGGTTTGCGGATATGATACAGCTTACACATTTGAAGTTACAACAAGTAATGTCTAGAATGGTGCCAGACGGAGTGTATTTAGATGCTGATGGTTTGGCTGAAGTGGATTTAGGTAACGGTACTAATTACAATCCTCAAGAAGCTTTAAATATGTTTTTCCAAACAGGTTCTGTTATTGGTAGATCATTCACTCAAGAAGGAGATATGAATCCTGGTAAAATTCCTATTCAGGAATTACAAACAGGCTCAGGAGGAGCTAAGCTGCAAAGTTTAATAGCTACATATAATTATTATTTACAAATGATAAGAGATGTGACGGGATTAAATGAAGCTAGAGATGGTTCTACTCCTGATGCAAGAGCTTTAGTAGGTGTTCAGAAATTGGCTGCGGCTAATTCAAATACGGCTACTAGACATATATTAAATGGTAGTTTATTCTTAACTTCTGATTTATGTGATAATTTATCGCTAAGAATATCTGACATATTAGAGTATTCTCCAACTAGGGATGCTTTTATACATAAGATAGGTAATCAAAACGTAGCTGTATTATCAGAAATGGCAGAGTTACATTTATATGATTTCGGTATATTTATAGAGTTAGCTCCAGATGAAGAGGAAAAAGCTATATTAGAAAACAATATACAAGTAGCGGTTTCTTCTGGTATGATAGATTTAACTGACGCAATAGATTTAAGAGATATTAAAAACATAAAGCTAGCTAACCAATTGCTTAAAGTAAGAAAGAAAGATAAGCAAATGCTAGATCAGCAAATGAGGCAGCAGGATATGCAGGCTCAGGCTCAAGCTAATGCACAAGCATCGCAAGCTGCAGCGCAAGCAGAGATTCAGAAACAACAAGCGTTGACGCAGCAAAAAGTTTCTTTTGAACAAGCAAAAGCACAGATAGCTGCTAATCAACTAATGCAAGAAGCTGCTTTGAAGAAAGAACTAATGCAATTAGAATTCTCAATGAACATGCAGCTTAAAGGTATTGAGGTTCAAGGCAGAAAGACTGAGCAATCAGAAAAAGAAGACAGAAAAGACGAGCGAACTAAATTACAAGCAACACAACAAAGTGAATTAATAAACCAAAGACAAAACGATTTGCCACCTAAAAACTTCGAATCTAGTGGAAACGATATACTTAGCGGCGATTTTGACTTAGGTTCCTTTGACCCTAAGTAATAATAATAGTAATAATTATATAATATTTTATCATGGCAGAAGAAACACAACAAGAAGTTCCTGAGGTTGCAGAAGCAACTTCACAAGAACAACAACCAATGTCTTACGACGACGGTATTATTAAAGTTAATTTAGGCGAACTAAATAAACCCCAAGAAGATACTGCTCCTGAGACGGAAGCAAACGCAAGTGAGTCTGTTATCAAGCAAGATCAAGAAGCTCCTGCTACAGTAATTCAAGAAGAAGCACCAGTTAATGTTCAAGTAGAGGAATCTGTTCTTGAAGAAATTACAGAGCAAATACAAGAGCAAGCAGAAGAATTAGAAGAAGTAGTAGAACAGGCAATAGTAGAAGCTCAAGCGGGTGTAGAATTACCTGAGAATATACAGAAGGTTGTCGAATTTATGAATGACACTGGAGGTAGCTTGCAAGATTACGTAAAGCTTAATACAGATTATTCGGCTTTAAGTGAAACTCAATTATTAAGGGAGTTTTACGAAAATACTAAACCGTATCTTGACAAAGAAGACATTGATGTTCTTATGGATGATTTCTCTTATGACGAGGACTTAGATGATGACAGAGATATTAGAAAAGCTAAGTTAGCTAAAAAAGAAGAGTTAGCTAAAGCTAAAAGCCATTTAGAAGGTTTAAAAGATAAATACTACAAAGAAGTTAAAGCTGGTTCTAAGTTAAACCCAGAACAAGCAAAAGCGGTTGATTTTTTCAATCGTTATAAAAAAGAAAACGAGGAAGCTACGACAACAGCTGCGCGACAACAATCTACGTTTGACGCTAAAACAGAAAATCTTTTCTCCAATGATTTCAAAGGTTTTGATTTCAATGTTGGTGAGAAGAAATTTCGATTTAAAGTTAACAACGCAGATAAAGTTAAGGAGAGTCAATCCGACATCACAAATTTCGTCAAGAAGTTCTTGAATGATAAAAATGAAATGAATGATGCAGCCGGATATCACAAATCCTTATTCACAGCTATGAATCCTGACGCGATAGCAAATCATTTTTATGAGCAAGGAAAATCCGACGCTATAAAAACGACAATGGCAAAAGCTAAGAACATTGACATGGATCCAAGAGGGGTTCACGAGAACGTCAAGGCTTCTAACGGCTGGACTGTCAAATCGGTATCAGGTGGTCAAAGTTCTTCCAAGTTGAAAATTAAAAGAAGAAAGTAATTAATAACTAAAATTTACGATTATGGCCGCAAACGGATCATTTACGGGTAGCGCAGGAGCATTAGCTCACTTGACGCCAAGACCTACACAAACGTTGTTTAACGACAACTATCTAACTCTAAACGATTTAGATTTTACACAACAATTCTTACCAGAAGTATATGAGAAAGAAGTAGAAAGATACGGAAACCGTACTATCTCTGGATTCTTACGTATGGTAGGAGCTGAAATGCCTATGGCTTCTGACCAAGTAGTTTGGTCTGAACAAGGGCGTTTACACATTGCATACGACTCAATTGTAAGTACAGCTACTACCGTGGTAATTCCTGGAGATGCAGGAAACGCATCAACTAACCTTATTGGCCCTGGAGCAACTATCGTTGTAGCCTCTGCAAATGGATTAGTAGTTGAAAAAGCTTATGTACAATCTGTTGGTGCTGCAAATGGCGCTGGAGATGTAACACTTACTGTAGCTGGTTACCAAGGAAACATTACTGCTCACGCAGACGGAAAAGTATTTGTATACGGTTCTGAATATGCTAAAGGAACTAGTAATGCTGGTACATCAGTAGATGCTGCTTTTGAGCAATTTAATAACAAGCCAATTATCCTTAGAGATAAGTATGCTGTAAATGGTTCTGATACTGCTCAAATCGGGTGGGTTGAAGTAACTACTGAGGCTGGAACTTCTGGTTATTTATGGTACTTAAAGTCTGAGCACGAAGCAAGAATTCGTTTCGAAGACCAATTAGAAATGAGTATGATTGAGGCTGAAAAAGCTGCTAATCCTATTGCACCAGCTGCTGGATTAGGTGGTGGTTCTCAAATAACTGGATCTGATGGATTATTCTCTGCTCTTGAAAATAGAGGGTTAGTTTATACTGACGCTGACTTTGGAGCTGCAGGATCTGGATTAGAAGATTTTGATGCTATCTTAGGAGAGCTTGATAAACAAGGAGCGATTGAAGAGAATATGTTATTCTTAGACCGTTCGACTTCTTTAGGCATTGACAATATGTTAGCTGCTCAAAATTCTTATGGAACTGGAGGAACATCTTATGGTGTATTCGAAAATTCAGAAGATATGGCACTTAACTTAGGATTCTCTGGTTTCAGAAGAGGTTCTTATGACTTTTACAAGACTGACTGGAAATACTTAAACGATGCTACTACTCGTGGTTTAGTTGGAGATGTTGAAGGTGTTATTGTACCAGCTGGAACTTCTACAGTTTACGACCAGCAATTAGGACAGAATATTTCAAGACCATTCTTACACGTACGTTATAGAGCTTCTGAAGCTGACGACAGAAAGATGAAATCTTGGATCACTGGATCTGTTGGTGGAAACTATACAAGCGACGAAGATGCAATGAACGTTCACTTCTTATCAGAAAGATGTTTATGTGTACAAGCTGCTAACAACTTTGTGTTATTGAAAAAAGCATAGAGTATAACAAATGTAATTTTTACCCTCGTTGCATTAACGGGGGTAACTATTACCCTTATTAATTATTTAATTTTATTATATTATGGCTACAAAAGCTACAGCAAAGAAAGTTGAGGTTGCTCCTCAGCCCGTTGCAAAAAAAGCAACAACACAAATAGACGTACCGGCTCCAAAGCCAGTATTTGAATTTAAAGACAGAACTTATGTTTTAAAAACAGGTAAATCACCATTGGTTTATAGTTTACCTTCAAAACATTCTGGAAAGAAACCTTTATTGTACTTTGATAAAGAATTAGGTTACAATAGGGAAATAAGATACGCAACAAATCAACCATCTGCTTTTGTAGATGAACAAAAAGGAACTTCAACATTAGGTAGAATTATACTACGTAATGGACAATTAGTTGTACCTAAAGAAAAAGTTGCGCTTCAAAAACTATTATCATTGTATCATCCTTACAAAGATCAGATATATTATGAATTTGATCCAGTAGGAATATCAGAAAACGAGTTAGATTGGATTGAACTAGAATTACAAGCTTTAAATGCAGCTAAGGTATTAAGCGTAGACGAAGCTGAAGCAATTCTTAGAGTTGAATTTGGTAGCAAAGTTAGCGAGTTATCTTCTAGTGAGATTAAAAGAGACTTAATGATTTTTGCTAAAAGACAACCTCATACGTTTATTCAATTAGCTAATGATGATAATGTTCAATTAAGAAATGTAGGTGTTAAAGCTGTTGAAGCTAAGATCATAAGCCTATCGCAAGATCAACGTACATTTTCTTACGGTGACACAAATAGAAAGTTATTAACTATACCATTTGATGAGCACCCTTACTCTGCTTTAGCTTCATACTTCAAAACAGATGAAGGTATGGAGGTTTATAAAGCAATAATTAAGAAACTTTATTAAATTACCTTTTATAGCGGTTAGGTCGCTTTAGAGGTGACCTAATCACTATAAATAATAATAAAAGAATATACAAATGGCAATAAGCGTAGACACTGTTTATCAAAGAGTGCTTGGCATACTTAATAAAGAACAACGAGGTTATGTAACACCCCAAGAATTTAACTTATTTGCTAACCAAGCTCAAATGGATTTGTTTGAACAATACTTTTATGACATAAATCAGTTTGGAAGACTACCAGGTAATGACACCGAGTATTCAGACATGCTTGATACATTGAATAAAAAAATATCCTTATTTGAGGCTACACGAGATCTAGATTTCAACCTCCCGGGAAATAGAAACAGGTTTAAATTACCTGGTGATATGTATCGCCTTGGTACTGTGATATTTAAAAATACTGTGTATAAAGATCTTTATCCATCACCTTCTCAACCGGCTAACTATCCAGTAGGAGCGCCAACAATATATAGGCAAACTACTAATACTTTTGTAGAAGCAGAGAGGATTAATCAAAATGAATTTTTATACATAAACGCTTCACCTTTAACAAAGCCTAAAAACAGCAGACCCGTATATATATCAGACAGAGATGGTATACAGGTATATGGTAATGATGAAATAACAAATAACGTTAAAGTTACATATATAAGGAAACCTGGTTCAGTAAAATGGGGATATCAAATGATATATGGGGAAGCTTTATACGACGCTAATAGTTCAGTAAACTTTGCATTACATCCATCCGAAGAAACAGAGCTTGTTATAAAAATATTAGAACTTGCTGGAATATTGATTAAAGATTTAAGTATATACCAAGTATTTAACGGAGAAGAGCAACAGAAAATTCAACAAGAAAAAGCATAACCTATGAGCGTAATAAATCAAACAGATGAACAATACTATTTAGGACCAGATGGGCAATGGGATAGTTGGGATGAGGATTATGGTGCTTACCAGTTTACAAGTATTAAAGACATTGTAAATAATTTCATAGTAGCTTACGTTGGTGAAGGTAAAATAATAAGTAAGATAAAAAGAACAGATGTAGCTTTTCATGCGCAACGCTGTTTACAAGAATTTAGTTACGATATATTACCTTCTGTAAAATCTCAAGAAATAGAAATAGGGCCTAGCTTGAACTTTGTACTACCTAAAGATTATGTGAATTACGTAAAGATTACGTGGGTAGATAATAGCGGTATAGAAAGAGTGATTTACCCTGCTATAAAAACTTCAAACCCTCCGTCTATACTACAGGATTCAAAGTACGAATACTTATTTGATGAGCAGAATAGAGAAATATTATTAGCAGAGCAATCAAAAACAAAAGAATCTTTTCAAGCATCACCTAGGAATACACCCAACAACTCTAGTATAACAGGAAGCAGCCGTATTGGTAGAAGATATGGATTGACTCCAGAAAGAGCTCAAGCTAACGGGGTATTTTATATAGATCCAATAGCGAATGTAATAAATTTTGATTCTAGCTTTGTAGGTAGAATAGTTACATTGAAATATATATCCGACGGACTTGGAGGAGATGATGAAGATCTTACTGTTCATAAATTTGCAGAAGAAGCAATGTACAAGTATATCGCTCACGCTATATTAGCCACCAGAGCCAATACTCCAGAATACTTAGTTAGTAGATATAAAAGAGAATTAGCTGCAGCAAGGCGTAATACAAAAATTAGACTATCAAATATTAAAATAGAGGAAATTGCCCAAGTAATGCGCAATAAGTCCAAAATTATAAAACACTAGAATATGCCAGAATTAATTCACACGTTTACGTCAGGGAAAATGAATAAAGACCTTGACGAGCGTATACTTCCTAATGGTGAATATCGAGATGCTTTAAATTTAGAGGTTGCTTCATCTGACACTTCTCAGGTAGGTGTATTTCAGAACTTAAAAGGTAATACTGAAAAATCATATTCTAGCTACAATCCCACTACAAAACAACATACTGTATGGGATCCAGCTGTATATATAGGTGCGTTAACTAACGCGGTATGTATAGGTTCTATTGCGGAGCCTAATTCAGATATGATATACTGGTTTATTACTTCAGACGAAGCAGATATAATAGCCAGCTATAACACGGTAACAAAAGTTACTTTACCTTTGATAGTAGATTTTAATAGCGTTTTTAACTTCGATGCCGACCACCTAATTACCGGTGTAAACATCATAGAGGGTATATTGCTTTGGACAGATAACCAAACAGAACCTAAGCAAATATATATATCAGAATGGGTTGGATCTACACCTGATTTCTTTACACACTCACGAATTTATAATAGGGATTTTATAGAATCAGACACAACTGTTATAAAAAAGTACCCACTTCAACCACCTACAATAACAGCTTATTCAACAGCGGAAGTAGATGAACAGGGGAATTCTGCTAACGTAGAGACTTCAACCTTATATAGCTTTTACGAACAAGTACCTGGAACAACTGATCCTACTCAAATAGGGCCTATGACTCCATCTAGTGGTCCTCAAACCTTAACATGGTTAGGACAAGCCTTACCTTTTTACAGGGTAGGCCAAAAGCTACTTTTGACAAATTCTAATGCTGATCCTTTAGATCCAGGCGCTACT